GAGTAAGCAGCCAACAAGCCATATTCGTTGAGTTCGTAACCGTTGATGGGTGTACCAGCGGTAGTGGTGTAGAAGAATGGATTACCAAATGTGGTGGCCATATCACGCTGGCTGGTAATTAAATATACCTTGCCTGCGTTGACTTCCAGTGTACCTGCTGCTACGCCTGTACCTGTGCCAGAAATTTTGTTCTGGGCTGATGCAAAAAGTATGAAAGGTACTGTACCTGCTGCTGCGGGTAAGTATTGACTTTCATCTATGACTGTGACTTCGACGCCCGGTGAAATTAATGCCATGGTTTAGTTCCTTTATATCCAGTTGTAGATATTTATAAAGAACTGCTGAATCTGGCTGATTATGGCAACCTACTAAGTAGGTTTTGCTGTAAATATGTGTATGAGACCCCTATGTAAAGCCTGCGAACGCCGTCCCAGAGCCATTGCTTACTATCGTAACGACAAGTGTGTGTATCGCAGCAGATGCACCGAGTGTGAACGACGCCATAAAAAACTACCGGCCCAAACACCACGTTGGACTGCGCAGGGATATAAGTTGAAAAAAGCCTGTGACCTATGCGGATTTCGGGCTAAAATAGCCAGACAGCTTTTGGTCTATCATTTAGATGGAAATTTGAACAATTGCCAACTGCATAATCTACGCACAGTCTGTCATAACTGTGCAGTAGAGTTAAGCTGGGATAAGAGTGTCTGGCGTCGTGGCGACGACGTTGAGTAGTGCATCAATCTGACAGTATAACTCATCCAAGGAGTTATTGTTGTCGATCACATGATCAAAATCACTGCCAATCCAGGATGTTTCGCTGGGGTGAATTTTGTAATCTTCCATTTTAGACTTGCTCAGTGCCCAGCCAATGAATCTAGGACCAGCATTGACTGCTTCTGCGTGTCTATACCATTCGGGATCTGGACCACGTTTTACGCGGATAACTAAACCGTTTTGTTGCTTAATGGCTGCGATTTCGTTGGGGAATCTACAGTCGCTGATGACAATATCGTCCTGCGATTTAGATAATTTGTGCTCTACAGCAGCAATCCATATGTCATCGTGGAAACTTTTACGGCATACTTCTGTGCCCCAATACTGCAGTATCCAACGGGGAGTAAGATGTGGTATGCCTAATCTGGCTGCCCACCAGGGATCCACTTGCTCTCTCCATTCTCTGCTGCTTTTGCTACGCCCTTCTAACATTTCCCTGTCCCAGCCAAACACAGCGGCCACTGCGTCTTTGAGGCTGTTGGCAAATGATTCTCTGCGGAATTGATGTATGTTTACTAGATAGTCAGCGATGGTGTCTTTGCCTGAGCCAATTAGACCGCAGACGCCAATGATTCTTTTAGACATTATCGCCCCCTACCGCTGGTTCTGCGTACCTGGGAGCCACCAAAACCCCGGGAATTTTTAGGTCCCTTCGGCGGAGGCGGTGCCTTGGGCTTTGGTGACATGACTGGAGATGCTGTATGTTCCACAGCAACATTAGCATCGGTTGAAATACCAATGCGTTCAAATATTTTCGGAATTTTTTTCTCTACCACTGTTGCCTCCCTGCGTTTATGTATTTTATTACATTTTTAGAGAGTCTGCAAATTTTTAGGCAAGAATATCTGAAACAGTTTAACCTTGTACCCAGTAGTAAGGTTGACTGCCGTCTACATACTTCTGCAGATCATCTATCAATCGAGCCATGTCTTCCTTGGCTTCGGCCTTGAGTTGTTGACCATTTAGCGTGGTACCACCACCAGGTCCAGCGATACTGTTGAATTTTTCACGGGCTTCGCCTATGATCTGTTTGCACACAGCATAGGTATAATCTCGTATCCAAGGCAAGATACGATAGTCGGTCAAGAGTTGTATTTCGGGACGCATCTGATCGCACCACAGCAGTATGACTTCGCCTTCACCTTTGGGATAGTTAATGATGTGTAAAACTTTGGTCACAGGGTTGTAGGTATAGTTGATAAATCCACCAAACATACGTGCAGCCTGCTCTACATATTGAGTATAGAAATCGTATGTGGCCAGGCCGCCGGAATAGTTAAAGTTCAACAGATATGTGTTCATAATGGCACTGCTGAACGGATCAAAACTCTGGCTGAAAGGACCCTGTGCAAAACCAATGGTCCTGCGAAAGATCTGTCTTACGTTATAGATCTCCTGCGGCAAGGTATAGTGTGTTAGATCGCTTTGCAGAGTGATAAAGTTGTAGGCTTCTTCGTAGGCATTTTGAGCACGTTGCCTATAGGTCAATACTGCTTGTTCGTAGGCTACTTCATAGTCCCCAGCGTTGAGTTCTACATCGACTAAGTTTCCGCCCAAACGGGTGTTGACATAGTCAAATACTTTGGATTTAAGATTGGTCAGTGTATCACTCATAAAAAAGCCCTGTGCTGTATTTAGCACAGGGCCGAGTGGCTTGAACCTTAGTTTACCAAACTTTTAAAATTATGAGATTTTCGTTGAAACGTCCGTTAAGTTTTATATCTGTGGCTTTGATTTCTTTGAAATACTTGCGAGCCCCGGGCTTGCCACCGGCAAACAATGCTTTAAGTTGCTCTGCTGGTTTACGCAGAGTTTTACTGACACTGAGATTGGCGTCAAAACCAATGATGGTGTTGTTTTTCACAGTCATGGAGCCTACGTGCGAATCGGCCACATAGTGCTGTAATTTGCGTTTGGCTGTATCATAGGTATAAAACTCGGCGCAGTCTGCCAGTTTGGTTGCAGGCTCGGAAGTCAGTTTCAATTCAGGAAACTGTTGTAGATATTTTAACTTGCGAACAACCTGATCAGGTGTTTGCTTTTTCTTCGCCCTGGGTTTTCGTTCTACTTTTTTGATCTGTACATAACTGTCACAGTCAGCCACCACCAACTCGCAGAATTTCAGCATCTGCTTGAGTTCGTTTTTACCCCAACGGCTGTAGCCTTCCACCAACTGAGCATCTTTGCCTTCCAAGGCTTCTGCTAGTTCTTGCACTTTGCTGGCAAAAGGATCGCGCACTTGATTGATGTGCGAGGGCTGTACATTCATCCCACGTATGATGGTCATGGGTTTGTGATTGTTAAGATTAAGTTTTACTTCGTCTGCTGAGCAAAATTCATCATACATGGTTTCTAGTTCGCCGGCGGCTTCTATGGCCTTGTCGCGCAATCTATCCTGTATATTGGGTTTGACTGCATCGTCCTTGACTGTTGCCGCTAACTGCTCTTTTAATGATTTTAAAAATTTGATTTCATTGTTCAGGTGCAGTTCCTCGTGCTCGTTGAGTTGCAGCCCTACTAATGTCATGCGAGCAAACCAACCTGCAGTATTTTTAACTGCGGAATCGGGTGCGGACTTGATTTTTTTCGCATCAACTTTACGATTATTGCGTTCAAGATAGTCAACTAAAAACTCTTTGGCATCTTTCTTGCCAAAGTTATAATTGTACCAATTGACTGCTCGCATGATCTGCACAGTTCTGGATTCTGTTTCGGGCTGGATGCGCCAATCGGGCTCGGGCCCAACATTTTTGAGATCACCGTCTCGGGGTTTGAGTAATTTGATAGATGCTGTTGCCATTTTTAGGTGCCTCACTTTTTGCTTAATTTAGCCAAGAAAATATGCTTTTCTAATTCTAACAGATTTTGATTTATTTTGTCAACCAATATTTGATGTTTTGGTAAAACTCGATTTAGCCTACGCTGTTCCACTTCTATATTGCTGAGTTCGGCTATCTGATAATCTATGGCTCTAATGATACGATGCCCGTCTGAGCTTCGCCCAAGACCGCGCAGATAACCGCGTAGCAGTTGCTCCACGTGATTCCAATCCTGGGATTGCTGTATCACCAATTGCGTCATATCAGTATTATATCTTATATAGGGTTTTTTGGTCAAATACTGGGTAGCCAAAAATCCGCTAAATATCTATTATGCCCAAACTCAGTCTTTACCGCGAGAATTTTACCAACGATTACAAATGGTTTGACCGCAGGATTTCCGAACAATTCACGGTGGGCTGTGCCACGGTATTGATACACAAGTATGTAGGGCCCATCAATCAAGGTACATCCAATGATGCTACCCAACCCGATTACTTAAATCAAAGCGTCAACAACATCCAAGATTTGCTGTACTTGGAAAACAGAGATCGCAAGTATGATACCACAATCTACCGACTGCGTATGCATCATACCATGCAGAACATAGACTTCGATCTTACACAGTTTGGTCTGTTTCTAAACAATGACACATTGTTCTGCACAGTACACAAAACTGACTGTGTGAATACCCTGGGACGACTGCTGATGTCAGGTGATGTGATCGAAATGCCTTATCTACGCGAGTTCTTCCCGCTAAACTAC